ACTAAAGTGTGCATCCAATCAGCTAGAATATCTAGACTTTTTTTACGGATCAACTTCATAGTTTTACTGTTCAACTATAACTTCCTTAACTCTAGGGGCGTTAACAACTTTGGTGAAGTACGTCAGACCTTTAGAGTATTCAAATACCCTAAGCCCCTCACCATCATTACTGTCTGCCCAGCAATTAAATTTATGGGGACAAAACACGCAGGAACGTGGTAGCTTTTCATTACCTTTCACTCCTTCGGGTATAGGATTATAGCATTTTTCTGGAGGGGAGTCAAGCTTTATAGCCTTCTTTAAGTTTTTTATTTTACTTTTAATAGAAGGCTTATCCATATCATCAGGTCGGAACAGACACAACTCTCCGTTTTCTTTATTGATCACAAGAAAACCACCTGATTCTGTCCCTTCATGGGCCTCGTATCCCGCTAACTGCGCCATGTATCCGAAGTCATCTTGTTCTGCTAAGGTTCCTTGCGCAAACTTTTTGAATGCAAAACCAGAAGCAGTCTTTACATCAACTACTTCACCATCAATTTTACAGTCCATGTGGCCTGTAATCCCCTCCACTACAACTTCTTTTTGCTCATCAGTTACTGTGTGTCCCGACAAGCGCACAAGCATAAGAAGTAATTCCTCTAGAATATGTCCGTAAAGAAATTTAATCTGCGTGGAAGCTGAATGTTTTTGTACATGATTACTATTATTAATATCATACCAAAGCTGCCTTGAAGGTTTCCCCACGTTACTCATACGCAGCCCCTTTGTTTGTGTCCTAGGCGTAGCCCAGTGTACCAAAGCTGACTTCATATTTTCACCAAAGTTATATATTATATCATCAGTAAGATCAATATCTTTACCTTCAGACAGTACATCAAGGGTAGAGTATATGTCCTCTACTAAAGTGTCTAGATTTTTAGAAGAGTTCAAGCTGACCTCCTTCATAAAATAACTTATCAAGTTCATCCACAGCTACAGTAGATCCCATATAAAACCATTCCCCTTTACGCCCACGACCCTCTAGGGTAAGCGCATTGTGTGCTTTGCTCTCAGCCTCGCGTCTGTCAGAAACTTTATAAAATTTTATAATTTCATAGTCTCTATAAGGTGATGATGTTTGATATTGTTTTAATCTATCTTTAGAATCTACAGCCATACCTACCTTAACCCAGCCCGGAAACGAAGGGTTATATATAATATATACTTCTCCTTCTTTAGATCTTTCATAGTTTTCTAAAGAACTAAAAGCCGCATCAGTAAAGCCTTTGTATCTTCCGGGCTTGTGTAAAGGATGAGCTTGTGATATATAATTACCATCTACCCACATTCTATTAGAGTTTCTTTTTTCTTTAACAGAAGTTCTTTCTCGGATGTGCCCTCCAGTATGGATACTAGAGCCATCTTCGGGGTAATAATACCACCAATCTCCATCCTCAAAAACATGCTTACCTGTTCTAGTGTGTTTCTGACCAGTTGCTTCCGACATGATAATCTCCATCTAGCGGACAGTTAAGTCCTAATTGTACACCGGCTTCTATTATAGCACCGATACCTAAGTTTCCCACAGTGTCAGCTATAGTTTCTTCTGCTTCGACCTGCCATTCATCGTGGACATTGGCGACAACAGAGGCATCTAAATCTTTTATTTTGTCTGAAAAAATAATTAAGGCTTTCTTCATAACAATAGCACCGGCACTTTGTAACAATGTATTCAAAGCTGAATGCTCGCTGCGAACAATAAGCTTGCGACCATCAATACCTTTTATGTATCCTTTCTTGGATGCTCTTCCAACTTTATCTTTAAGAGATTTGAATGATGGAAGATTATCGAAGAAAGATTTTCTAAGTCTTGCACCAACGTCCCTACCTCCTCCAGCCACGCTTCCAAGCTTAGGATCTCCTGCTCCGTATAAGAGGGCATATATAAATGTCTTTGCCTGATTTCTAGATTCAAGTCCTGCAAGCTTTTGGTTAGCTGTGTGGACATCTCCGTTAATGATTTCATTTGTGTACTCCTGATCGTCCATATAATGTGCAAGCATTCGCAACTCAAGACCACTAGCATCAATACCAACAAGCTTGTAGCCTTCGGGGACAGTCCAACAAGCCCGACATTCCTTACCGTACTCAGAAGATAAGCTAGGAACTTGGGCCATGTTGGGACTGTTGTGTGTCATCCGTCCTGTAATAGTACCGTTAGAATTTATATATCCCCTTACTCTTGAGTCATCGTCACACTCTTTTAACCACGAAGTTATAGAAGCTAAACGCTTTTGTAACATTAAGTATCTTGAGATCAATTGTGCTTGAGGTATATTTTTTATTTTATTTAGTACACTTTCATTAACGATAGGTTGCCCTGTTGGTGTAAACTTTTTTGGTTTCCAACCAAACTCTTGTAAGTACTCACCTATTTGTTTTCTTGATCCAAGATTGAAAGGGTGAGACATAACTCTTTTAAGTTTTTTATTATCACATATTTCGACATACTCGTCATCGGATAGTCTTACTCTTTTATTTAACTCTCGGCACTTAGCAAACTTAGATACGGCTCCATCTGCATTGTAAGCGATACGAAGAGTGAACACTTCTTTTTTAGGCTTGAATACTTTATGTACTTCACGCTTAACATCTTCAAGCTCTTCTTCAAACTTAGCTTCTAAAGTCATGGCATATTTTCTATCAAGAAGTATACCTTTATTCCTTTGATCATCTATCAATTTGTAAGCTTCGTGTTCTATTTCTACCGACAAAGCAGAGAAACCTTTGCTTTCTCTTTTAAGATACTCGTAAACCTTAGCGTTCACCATCACGTCATTGATACAATACTTCATCATCTCAGGTGAGTACTCATCAAATTCTACATGTTCTGTTTTCCTATGACCAATCCTAAAGCCCCAAGACTTTAAGCTATGGCTACCCTCGCGGGTAGGATTAAGAAGACGAGAAAGAATTAATGTATCTCTAAGAATACAATTTTCTGACAGGTCTACACCATAAAGTTTTTGTATTGCAGGGACATCGAAACCTATAATGTTATGTCCAATAAGTTTGTTGGCAGTAGACAAAAAAGCTACACCCTCTTCTAGATGATCAGGATCAAAGGTGTGTACCTTTTGAGTATCTACATCATAAGCAACAATACACCATGCTTTTGTATAATCTAGACCATCTGTTTCAATATCAAATACTAAATTTAAAATGGTATGTTATCCTCTTCATTAAAGAACTCGTCGGGCTGCTCATCAAATAATTCTTTGAGCCTTCCTGTGTCATTATCATACAACAAGTGCGCCGCCATACCTACATCTCCAGTGTATCTAGATTTAAGAACACGAAGGTGCGTGGTGTTTGCCTCTTGTGGATCATCGCTTTGTTGATTGCGCTCCAAAGCAATCACACAATCACTAAGCTGTGCTATAGATTGACTACCTCTAAGGTGCGACAAGCCCACTGTAACACCCTGCTCATGTCCCTTGTTCCCCTCTACACGTCGGAGGTGGGATACAAGAATCATACCTGCCCCTGTCTCTTCTACTAAAGATCTCAGTCGAGTCATAATGCTATCAATAGCCCTACGCTCATCGCCGTCAGCCATAGAAGATACGAGCATGTGCAAGTGGTCTACTACAATCCATTTACAATCACAGCCTATGGTTAAGTAGCGCAGCTTAGAAAATATTTCTTCGATGTCGTGCTGGCCTAGGTGAGAGTAAATCCACAACCTATCTTTAGCTTCACCTTTGAATAAGGCAGCGTGGTGCTTGCGCCAATCTTCTTCAGGGAATTCTTCACGTATTTGATTAATGTAAAGTTTAGCATTGGCTTCAATAGAAACAATACCATCGACGGTACGATTTTTGTTTTCTTCCAAGGCTAGAATACCTACACGGTCTTTAGTATTCTTGATAAGAAAGTGTTCAATTTCCCTAGTGATAGAAGACTTGCCAAGTCCCGTGCCTCCAGTCAAAGTAACCAATTCGCCCTGCCTCATACCGTAAAGCTTTTCATTGAGGCCATCCCAAGGATAAGGTACAGACTCTTGTTTTTCCCTAGAGAAATAACTATCGTCCATATCAGAGACATTGATAATGCCCGAAGGTGTATACAACCTAGCTGCCCACCAAGATGTCACATAAGCCTGCCTACTGTTCTGCCGAAGCATGTCATTAGGATCTTTGAACTCTTCTGGCAGCGTAAGTATTTTACTTTTGCCGGGGCGTAGTATACGTGCTACTTTTTTAGCAGCCTCGCGTCCTACTTTGTCGTTATCAAAATTAATAACTACGTATTCAAAAGATTCTAAAAACTCTAAGCTTTCTTTGACATCTTTGACCGCACCTCCAGCACCATTCTTTACAGATACTACAGGCCACTTAGATCCTAGCAACTCATAGGCTGCCATCGCATCGCACTCTCCTTCAACAAGGGTAACGAACTTACCACCAGCCTGAAAGATTTGTTGTCCAAACAAGCCCGTGTTTTTAGGGGATCCTTCCCAAGCAAAGTCTTTGTTCTGCACGTTGCGTATTTTAGCACCGCCCATTTCATTGCCATTGTAGTAGGGGTAGAAATGATTAATTACTTTTTGATTTGAATCCAGTATAGATTTCACACCATACTTTTTTACAGTGTCCAAAGAGATTGAACGGT